AAATATATAGAGACATTGAAAGGGTGTAGATGACTAAGAAGAAACTCACAGATAAGCAGAAGATAAAAAGAGACTACGCAGACTTAAGTTATGAGCATGGTTTATTTCTTTTGTACTATCTGACACATGAAGAGTTTCAAGGGAATGGTACCAGATGTTACATGGAAGTGTACCCAGAATCATCATATGAAGCAGCCCAGATAAGCGCATGTCGTTTGCTAAGAAATCCTAAGATACGTAAATATGTCGGTAAGTTACAGGAAAAGCATGAAATAGACGTTGAAAGGATCATTGAGGAAGACAAGTGTTTGGCCTTTTCTGACATAGCAGAGATCTTCAATGAGGATGGATCAACTATCAAACCAAGAGACTTGCCTGAGAACGTAAGGAGGGCAATTTCAAGTGTTGAGGTTACGGAGAAAAGATTAGGGGTGGATGAAGATTCAACATGTATAGAGAGGACATACAAGTATAAGTTTTGGGACAAAGGCAAAGCTGAAGAAAGATTAGGTAAATTCCTCAAAATGTATAAAGATCAAGTTGACGTTAATATCTTGCAGGTAGTGCGTAAGAAGAAACGCTTTGACGGAATAGAAGAGGATAATGATTAATGGGTGAAGTTATCGAATATATAACTAAGCCACAAGGCCAGGTGCTCCAGCAATATGCAGATTGCAGAGCGTCTAGGTCTTTTATTATGGGTCCTCTAGGTTCTGGAAAGACAATACAGACCATCAACAAGATATTTGATCTAATGTGTGAGCAAGAGCCTGTTAAGGACAAGACACACAAGCATTACAATAAGAGGCTTTCCAGGTGGGCAGCAGTAAGAAACACATATTCAGAGCTGTCTTCCACTACGATCAAGGATTGGCTAGAGTGTCATGAGGAATTTGGGGTTTATAAGGCAGGATCTAAGGAGCCACCTAATCAGAAACTCAACTTCAAACTTGATGATGGAACAGAAGTATTAGCAGAAATCATATTCATCGCATTTGACAGGCCAGACCATGTTAAAAAAGCCAGAGGTTTACAGCTTACAGGCGTGTGGTTGAATGAGATCAAGGAGCTTTCAAAGTCAGTCGTTGATATGCTTGATTTACGTATAGGGCGGTATCCTTCCAGAAAAGAGGGCTCAAGCCCTACATGGTATGGGATGATAGGCGACACGAATGCCCCAGATGATGACCACTGGTATTATGAGCTTGCAGAAGAATTAAAGCCAGAGGGTTGGGCTTTCCATAGGCAGGCTGGAGGGGTGATAAAAGAGGGTGAAACGTGGATTCCTAACCCCACAGCAGAGAACTTGCACAACCTCCCTGCTGATTATTACACAAGGGGCATGGAGGGAAAGAAACCTGAATGGATTAAGGTTAATCTGGGGAATCAGTACGGATTTGTGGTAGACGGCAAGCCAGTTCACCCCAGATATGTTGATTCTGTCCATTGTATAGACCTCAATTTTGAGCTTAAAAATGATGTGCCTATCGTTCTAGGGTTTGACTTTGGTAGAACTCCTGCTTGTGCCTTGCTTCAACAGGCCGAAATGGGCAGGTGGATCTGTTTTGATGAGTTCGTATCTGATAACATGAGTGCCGTGACATTTGCACCTGAGCTTAAAAAGTACATAGATTCACAGTATAAGGGATTTACCTTTGGGTTTAGGGGTTACGGAGATCCGTCAGGAGGCAGAGGTGGGGAGGCAACAGACGACACAGCGCACCAGATGATAAGAGCAGCAGGGTTACCTTGTGCTGCAACTGTGTCGAATAAACCATCTCTTAGGCGTGCAGCCCTTGAAAAGCCTATGACTGAGATGTGCATGGACGGTAAGCCAAGGTTTGTGATTCTTCCAAAGTGTAAGAAGATACGCAAAGGATTGAATGGTGGGTTTTGTTATAGAAGGATCATGGTCAGTGGGGAGAGGTACACAGAAGAGCCAGATAAGAACGAGTATTCACACCCTGTTGAGGCTCTGGAATATGCATTGCAGGGTGAGGGTGAAGGTAGAAGCGCAGTGACCGTAAAGGATGGCAATAAACCAGTAGTCAGGCCAAGGCCAATACGAGCAATGGGAAGGTAAATAATTATGTCTCTAAAATTAGACCAGTTGAAAGATCTTCACGACAAAGCATACAACTTTTCCAGCATCACAAGGGAAAGGGCCTCAGATGACTCAGTGTTCTACTTTGTCACCAATTGGGATGACAATATACTGAGTGATTCACAGCTTGCCTACCGTGGTGAGTTTGATGTCCTGAGAAAAGCGGGTCGTGATATCATGGCAAGCCTTGCCCAGATGCCGAGTCAGATTGATTTCTTTCCTATCAATGACACCCGTGATGAAGATGCAGAGTTCGCAGACTCTCATTACAGGGCTGGAACTAATAACAATGCATCTAAAGAGGCGTTCAAGTTTGCCGATCAGGACTGTGTTGTATGTGGATATGGCGCATGGCATTTAAAGGCTCATTACTGCTCTGATAAGATAGGGAATAACAACCAGGAGATCAAGAGAGAGTTCATCCCAGAGGCGAACAATACAGTTTTCTGGGACCCTAACGACACCACCATTGATAAGCGCAAGTCAGGATATGTGTCTTGGCTTAAAGCTTATTCAGAGAATGGATATAAAGACCTGAAGGAGAGACTTACAGGTGAAGAGGTTGAGAAGGTAAACCCCTCTAGCTTCGACAGCCCAGAGCACTCCTATACCTTCCCATGGATCACAGGGCAGTCTGAAAGGATAAATGTAGTTAAGTTCTATTACAGGGAGAAGATTGATGACAAGGTGTTGACCCTGGAAGATCCCTTTGGTGAGACCCTGGATGTGATAGAGTCTGAAATCCAAGAGGTTGAAGATGAGCTCCTTGATTCAGGGTATGAGATCATTGATGAGAAAGAGATTAAACGATACAGGGTAACTCTTTATATTGCATCAGGTGAAGAGATCCTTAATGGTGAGTATGACCCAGAGACCGGAGAGCGTGGTGGTGAGGTGATAGTGGGTGAGCACCTGCCAATTATCCCACAGTATGGCGAGTATGCTGTGATTGAGGGTGAGCTCCACTGGGAAGGTGTGACCAGGCTTGCAAAGGATCCTCAGAGGCTGAGAAACTTCCAGCTTTCATATCTGGCTGATATTGTTTCCAGATCACCAAGACAGAAGCCTATATTCTTTCCTGAGCAGATCGCAGGGCATGAAGACATGTATGAGATCACAGGAGCAGAGAATAACTATCCTTATCTGCTTGCAAACAGAATTGCCGGAGATGGTAAAGAGCTCCCTCCTGGACCTGCTGGAGTTATGCCAGAACAGCAGATGCCAACAGCCCTTATACAGAGTATAGCCCTATCAAAGGAAGCTGTTGAGGATGTGGCAAACCCTGGACTTCCTCAAGATGTTTCAGATCCTGATGCATCAGGTAAGGCTATCCTTGCACTACAGGCCCAGATTGATAAGCAGAACTTTATCTATCAGGATCACCGGAAGTTTGCAAAACGTAGGGATGCAGAGGTGTGGTTATCCATGGCAAAGGAGGTGTACGACACTCCAAGAACGGCCATGATTGAGATGCCTAATGGTCAGAAGAAAGAAGTCCAGATTATGGAGACTATACTCGATGATCAGTCCGGTGAGCTTGTGACCATCAGGGACCTGAAGAGAGCAGAGTTTGACCTATCCGCAAAGATCGGACCAGACTATACAAGCCAGAAAGAGCAGACTATAGAAAGAATCACAATGATGCTGCCACAGGTGCAGGATCCTAACATGGTTCAGCTACTACAGCTTAAGTTATTTATGCTGATGGACGGTGTTGATTTTGATGACGTGAGGGATTACGCCAACAAACAGCTTGTCCTGAATGGATTTAAAGAGCCTGATACCGATGAGGAAAAGGCAATGCTGGAAGCCCAGGCACAGACAGCAGCAGAGCCAGACGCCATGACACTTGCAGCACAGGCCGAAATGGTTAAGGGGCAGGCTGATATGTTGGAAGAGAAGAGGAAAGGAATTGAAATGCAGCTTGATTCCCAGAATGACCAGGCTCAGACCAAGATTGATGCATACAATGCAGAGACAAAGAGAATCCAGGCCATGGCATCAGTTAAGGAGTCAGAATCAAAGACACAAAATACAAATGTTGACACACTGAGCAAGAACATAGATAATCAGGCAAAGGTAATACAGTTAAGCGACATTAAACAGTTTACAGATGAGCAGATCCTTCAGCAGATTGCACAGGGGTAAAATGAAACAAGCCATTAAAATCATAACAGATTTATGCTCAAGACGTTGGTATGGCAAGTTGACGATAAGCTTTGAAGGTGGTAGAATAACGCTGTTTACCAAGCAAGAAACGATTAAGCCGGAGTGAAGATGGATAATATCGAATTAGAGCTCAATTATGAAGATGTTGCCAGTTGTCTCGATGATGACAGTAAAAGAGCTTTAGTATATGATTTGGTCAAGAAACACGAAGAGGAAAACGGCTTGACTATATCTGACAATGAATATGTGGTTGTAAGCAACGATTTCAGCAGGCTATCCTTTAATATCATGATAAGGCCAGGAGTGAAGCCGGACCCATATTTAATTGATATGTTGCATAAGTCGAGTATAACAATACAGCCATTAAGTTATTATAAGCCGGAGTAACACATAAAAAGGGAGCAACCCATGGACATAAACGAGCTCAATCTGCAACTGAGCGGTGTAAGAATAGTAAAGTTTGAATTCGGGAAAGATGAGACAATATTGCTGCAAGGGATTAGGGACGGGCAGATATTAGAATTCACGTTGACTTCAAGAGATTGCGGTATTTACATAGATAAAGTCGACAAAATGAATTAATCACCCTTATTTTAGGATAAGGTCTTAAAGTAAAATAACATAGGTACTCGAACAACGAGGCCAGTTAGCACACTTGTACAGGTGTGTTTTCTGGCCTTTTGTTGTTTATAGCTGGG